GCGATCTCGACCTCTTTGTCTGGCTGCACTGACGTAAATGTCACCGAAGGGTCGGGTATCAACGGATATGCACTCACCTGGAATAATTCGACCACCAAATGGGTGGCGACTGCGGTTACAAGCAGCATCGCCGGCTGCACAGACGTGTCCATCTCCAGCCCGACCAATGGCCAAGCCCTGATTTATAACAGCGGGACCGCCAAGTGGGTCAACGCTGGGTATACTGCTCCTTCCCTTGAAGCCCTCAGTGACGTGTCTGTTTCCAGCCCAACGGCTGGGCAGAGTATCCAATGGAGCACGGGCTCGGCGAGGTGGGTGGCGTACACCCCGGTCACGACAGTTGGGACCTTGACCGATGTTACCGTTTCAAGCGCGGCGAATGGGCAGGTGCTTACCTGGGTTTCATCCGCTGCCAAGTGGGAGAACGTGGCCATTCCCGCTCAGTCACTAAGTGGCTTGGCCGACGTGAACTTGACCAGCATCGCGAACGGGCAGCAACTCGTATGGAGCGCCTCGACCACCAAGTGGGTGAACAGTACCCCGGTCACGGCCCTTTCCGGTTGCTCGGATGTTACGATCTCCAGCCCGTCTGGTTCCCAGGTGCTTGCCTGGAATGGGACGGATGGGAAGTGGGAGAACACCACCATCGGTGGCCTCGTTGTGACCACCCTTTCCGGCTTGACCGATGTGAACGTCACCGAAGGCGCCGGGATTGATGGCAAGGCCCTGACATGGAGCAATTCGACCAGCAAGTGGGTAGCATCATCGCTCACGACCACCCTCGCCACCCTCACCGATGTCAACGTGACCGAGGGCAGCGGGATAGACGGTAAGGCCCTGACCTGGAATAACAGCACCAGCAAGTGGGTCGCCGCCTCAGTAGCCAGCGCCCTTTCCGGCTTGTCCGATGTCAACGTGACAGAGGGGTCAGGTATTGACGGCAAATACCTCAAGTGGAGCAACGGAACGGGGAAGTGGGTGGCAACCCTCCCGGCCCTTTCGGACCTGTCCGACGTTTTCATCGTCGAGGGTAGCACAATCAACGGCTACGTTCTGATGTACCAGAACGTTTCGTCGAAGTGGGTTTCCGGTGCCTTCACCTTGAAAAACCTTGCGGATGTCGCTGTCTCTGAGAACTCTGGCGACAACGGAAAGGCCTTGATATGGAATAACTCGGTTGCGTTGTGGCAACCGGGGACGCCATCACTTGCCCTTTCGGCATTGACTGATGTAAACTTCACAGAAGGTTCCGGGATTGATGGTAAGGCACTCACCTGGAGCAACTCAACATCGAAGTGGGTGGCCACGTCTATCGGAACGTCCTTGGCCGGGATGACCGACGTGAACGTGACTGAAGGCTCAGGGATAAACGGTTACGCCCTGACCTGGAGCAACTCGACAAGCAAGTGGGTGGCTACTTTAATAAGTAGTGGTTCATCGACACTATCCGGCCTGACCGACGTGAATGTTTCGGAAGGCAGTGGTATAGATGGGAAGTACCTGAAATATGACAACGCATCATCCAAGTGGATTGCCGGAACCCCGTCTGGCGGTGGTGGTGGGTCGCCAACCCAATACTACTCTGGCACCACTTCAGCATCCACAATCGACCCTACAACGACCTCATATCCCTACAAGGTGGCAGGCAACACTCCACCAGCCGCGACTGATGGAACCCAGGTTCTTTCTCTTTCCTGCGCCGCTACGTCTACTACTCAAAACATGTGGATACACGCACAGGTTCATGGTGGGTGCTTCACGACGGCGGACTGCTTCTGGGTCACGGTACTTGCTGGTTCCACTGTGATCTATGTGGGTATATGCGACAATAATCAATCGAGCATGGGAACGCTAACGTCGTTTGATTTTCAATACACACCAGGAACAACAAGCGCAGTGACCTATACTGTACGTGTTGTTCCAATGGGTTCGACTTATAATTACAAGGTCTATTTCAACGGAGGCAGCGCAACATCGGGAAGCGTAGGCTTTCTGAGCAACATCATCATAACCCCCGTCAACACGTAAGGAGGGCCGTGAGATGCCGCCCATTACTCCGATCCCGGTTCCGCCGTCAATGTGGGACATACTGAACACGATAAACGCCGCCAGCGTCATCGGGATGCTGGTAGGCGTAATCCTCTACTATGTCGCCATTCGGGTCAGCCGCCGCGATGTCGTCTTGTTGATCACCAATCTGTGGTCGGTGTGGCTGGGGAAGGGGATACCGGCACAGCCGTCCAAGCCGACGCCGCCGGCCCCCTTGGAAGATGTCATCCCGGCTCACCTGATCCCTAAGCATGAGATTGAGTTCATGAGGATCATGTCAACTGGAATGTCGGTGGGTTTCATCTTCATTGACAACACGCAAACCATCCGGGTCTTCAACCCAACCGCCGAAGACATCTTTGGGTATAGCTCGGAAGAGGTAATAGGGGCGGACCTGTCCCTCCTAATGCCGCCCCCGGATGCTGACCGGCATCACTTCTACATCGACCAGTACCGAGAGCAGCGCAACTACAAGCGCGTATCCCGCACGGTGGGGAAGACGCGACCGGTCATGATCAAGAAGTCGGATGGGAAGACGGAACTTGTGATGCTTTCCATCACAGATGTTCAGAACGGCATTAGCGGGTTCGTCGGCCTAATCTGGAGGCAGGATGTCCACCCAGTACAGACTGTGGCAGTGGTTCCTGTTGTGCCGCGCCAGGAGGCCATCATACCCATGAACTCGAACGCTAAGGAATTGGTAAGGCCGGCTAGGCCTGAACCGTTGCTGAACTTTTCAGCAACTACGCGCAGGGAGATTGCGGCTCTGGCCGTTTCGCAAGAAACGGTGAAACTGCGGTCCGAGAACTGTGAACTAAACCGAGGCGCACTTGTGCGCACAAATTAGAAAGCAGGCTTAAATGAAACCAGTTTCAAGCGCGACGATCATTGGATTGGTTGGCGCCAGGGGCTGCGGCAAGACGATGATCGCCAAAACCCTTGAAGCTCAGTGCGGTTGGAAGCGTATCCGCTTCGCGGACGGCATCAAACGGATGCTCGGGGCCTTGTGCCTCACGGCTGAACAGCTTGACGGTGGGGACAAAGAGATACCCGCCGACCAGCTTTGCGGGGCGACCCCCAGGTGGGCACTCCAAAGTCTCGGCACGGAGTGGGGCCGCAACCTCATTCACCCTGACTTGTGGGTGATTGCGCTCTTTCGCTACGTCGAAAAGATGCAGTGGCAGCGTGCCTACAGCCGGGTTGTTATTGACGACGTGCGCTTCCCGAACGAAGTGAACGCCATCCGAGAGCGTGGGGGCGAGATATGGGTGGTCCGCAGGCCCAGCGTTGAGCGGGTAGCTACATGGCTTGACAAGCTGGTTGGTCAGTACCCGGTGCTGTATCGGTATCTCCGCTTCGTGACGAACGTCCAGCACCCGTCAGAGGTTCACTGGCATGAGTTCGTTGCAGATAGAGTGGTCGATAACTCAGGAGACATTTACTATGTACTAGAGCAAGTGAAAGCCTTAAACATGGGGGTTCCCAATGACTGACCAGCCCAGCGCAGTGGCGCCAGACCCGGCGGGTCCGCGCGCAGACCTTTCCCAAAGCCGCACACTCAAGGGCGCGGCTCTTGCAGCACTTTCAACTGTCTTGGATCAGATCGTTGACCCGGCCCTGGCCGCCGTCCAACAGATCGCTCAGACCACTCAGCCGCTCGACAGCGTGGCCCCGATGTTCCACCAGATGTTCGTCTGGTCGACGCTGGCGGGCATCGTCCTCGCCGTCTACGCGCGTTGGGACGACCATCGGCGGGGGCTTCGCTAAAGCCTGCACGGCGACTTCGCCAACGCAATGTGAGGGATAATAGAGATGAGCGACGCATTCGAGGCCTTGGCCATTGGCCAGATCGTGATCGACGATGCCAAGCAGCGCGAGGGCTTTTACGCACGGGTCTACAACGACCGCTCCGATGGAAAGGGCACCCAGACCATCGGCTATGGAACGGTTGACCCGGAATATGCCAAACCGGGCGTCGTCTTGACCGAACCCGAGGCCACGGTGTTGCTGGTTAAGGAATTGACCCGCAAGGCCGACGACATCAAGGAGTGGTTTCGCAAGTGCGGGCACCCCTGTCCATCCCAGGCGCTGTGGGATGTGATGCTGGATTTTTCGTACAACTGCGGAGAAGGCGCCCTCGAAACATCGACGTGGTTGAAGCTCCATCATGAGGGAAAGTGCTTCGGGGCGGCCTCGGCCGACGTTGGCACGCTCATGAAGATAGGGGAGGGGACCTTCCTGCCGACCAATGCCGCTGATGCAATCTGCATGTACTCGAAGCAAAACCACGAGTTCGTGCTGGGGCTGCTGCATCGACGCATGATGAACCGCAGCGACTATCTGATGGCTGTCAACGGTCCCTACAGCTACATCGTTGAGCCTGCTGGTGTCGAAATGCCCAAGCCACGCGTGGCCCAGGCTATCCCGGCCCCGGCACACCCCGCAGTCGCCGTAGGCGGCCCTGTGGGCGTGGCCCTCGTAACGAGTGCTGTGGTAGCAGCCAACGTTCCAAACGCAACGTGGGTGTTTCCTGTGGCCGTTGCGGTCCTCGGCGTTGTCGCGGTTGTCGCCGTGATCATCGTCATCAAGAACCGGAGTAAGTAATGGGCGTTATCATTTCCGCTGTCACGGGGTGGTTCACCTCGTCTTCGTGGGCGATCTATGCAGCCATTGGCGCGGTGATCGTCGCAATCGTCGGGCTGTTGCTCTTCCGCCTGACCTCACAAGCAGAAGCCCTCGGTGAAACCGTGGTTCGGCTGGATGTCCTCAAGGAGAACGCACGGGCGATCAAAGCTCGGGACGTAGCTGGAGCCCTTCCCTCTGACCCGGCTTCCACCGTTAAGCGGTTGAGGGACGGGTCATTCTGATGGAGGATTAGGTTATGAAGATCAAAAAGGGAAAGCTCTGGGCTCACCTCGCAACGATCCTCCTGGCGGTCGTAAGCCTGTCTTTAGGTGCCTGTGGAACTGATCATATTAGCACGGCATCGGTGTGCCCGGTTCCGAAGGAATACTCGCAGCCCTTCATGATCCAGGCGGCCAACGAACGCGAAAAGCTGCCCCCGGAGAGCGCGGTCGGGGCACTGGTGGATGACTACGGGGCTGAACGGAATGAGCTTCGAGCGATCCAAAAAACCGAAACCCCTTGACAACGCCCAGCAGGGTACCTAAATATGAACCTGCAATCGAACAGTGAACTGGAATTTTCCAAAGCGGCCCGTCCTCGTGACGGGCCGTACCTTTGTGAAACCGGTTTCAAAAAATCTGCTTGCCACACTGACTGGAAGCGCGCATATAAGGTGTAGCTTCCGATTGCGAGGAAAACCTCAATGGCCACTTTCAATTCCGCGACCCGAGCAGGGCGTATCGCCGAGGGAAACTCGGCAAAGTTTCAGCACCAGTTCAACGTCCTGAACCAAGCTGGCGTCGGTGTGGTTATGGTCCGTACTCGGGAGCCCAGCCGGGCGCTGCGGGCGCTACGTATATTTGCGCTGTCAAACCGGTTGGAGTTCAAGGCTTGGAACTGCCTGGACGGTTGGGAGAAGGCGATTGATGGGACCTCTGATGAAGCGGCTGACCATAACTCAGACCCAATGCCGGCGCTGATGTACGTCGGTGCTGAAGGAAGCGGAAACGGCCTCTTCGTGATGTCGTACCTGCATTATTACATCCCGAAAATCCCGCCCATGGTGGTTGCGCTGAAGCAGTTCTCCGAACGCTTCGCGACCAATCGGAAGCGCCTTGCCCTGATCGTTCCCCTGGGCTTCAGCCTGCCCCCCGAACTTGAGGATGATGTTCTTATCCTTGACTTCGACACACCGAGCGCGGGTGAGTTGTCCGAAAGTATTTCCTCTGTCACAGATACGATCAGCGAGAAGAACCGGCCCCGCTTTGCCCCAAGCGACCGCGACCGTCTGATAGCGGTGATGTCAGGTATGACAGCTTTCGAGGCCGAGACTGCTTTGTCCCGCGCATTGATTGAAAATAAGAAGCTGCTCCCCGACGTGCCAATAGAACAGATCAGCGAAATTGTGACGCAAGTCAAAGTCGAGGTTGTTAAGCGGACTGAAATACTTGAGGTTATGACACCAGAGCCTGCAAGTAATATCGGTGGACTGGAAAACCTCAAGGAATGGCTTACGATGCGGGCCAAGTGCTTTTCACCGGAGGCTAGGGCTGCTCACATTGACCCGCCCAAGGGCATGTTGATGGCCGGGCCGCCGGGGACAGGCAAATCACTTGTTGCCAAAGCGACCGCCCATATATTGGGGCTTCCCCTGATCCGGTTCGACGTGGGGCGCGTGTTCGGGAGCCTCGTTGGGCAGAGCGAAGAGCGCGTCCGTGGCGCACTCAAGATGGTTGACGGGATGTCCCCGTGCGTTTTGATGATCGACGAAGCCGATAAGGCGTTTCAGGTGAGCGGGGGAGGGGATAGCGGCGTCGGCCAGCGTGTTCTTGGTGCCATCCTCACATGGATGCAAGAAACCAAGTCGGTCGTTTTCGTTGTCGTGACGGCCAACCGGGTGGACAATCTGCCCGCCGAGTTCCTTCGTCGGGGGCGCTTGGACGAAGTCTGGAGCGTGGGTGTGCCCAACGACGCCGAGCGCCTTGCCGTGTTGAAAATCCACTTGCGGAAGCGCGGTGTGGACCCGGCGGCTATCACCGACCTCGACCAAGCTGTTGCCCGGTCCAATGGGTACGTGCCCGCCGAGTTGGAGGGCGCTGTGAAGGATGCCAAGATCGTTGCCTTCACGACGGACGTTGTTATGACTGGAGCCTTGATCGCTGATCAGCTTGCGAACATGGTGCCGCTATCCGAGGCGTTTGCTGAACAGTTTGAGGCGATGGCCCTCTGGGCTCGCAATAATGCACGGCCAGCGAACAGCACCACTGGCGTAGGGGACAGTCAAGTTAGGTTGCGGAACCGGCGGGCACCCCCTGTTGAAAGGACAGCACCAACAGGTCGAGTGGTCGATCTCTGAAATAAGGACTGGCGTGGGGGCTAACCCCCCGCTATATTCTAAGCCTCAACGCGGAGCACCAACATGGCAAACATGCTCATTTCAACAATGTCGGGAGAGGAAAGCAACAACCTTGGTATGGTAAAGTTCCACCAGTTTGTTGTACCTTCCAGAGACTTTCCGATTGCCAAAGAGCACTTCATTTGGCAGATAGCTCGCGGTGTTGATCCCAAGTTGACCATCGACGTTGCCGGTCGTGTCCAGATCATACCTGCCGCGCCCAACACTGAGAACCAGAGCCTGCACGGTCAGTGGACCACGAGTGCTTATGCTGTCCCGCAGGGTCTTATCCTCAAGTTGTTCTGTCAGAAAAAGGTGGCGGCCGAAAAGGCCCCGGTGAACTCGTGCGTCTACATTCGGATGCGTGAGGGGGCACCGTTGGTTCGGGTTTCCGCTATCCTTACCGGATGGGCCAAGTGCGCGTACATCCGAGCGAACGTCGAGGGGCGGTTTGACATCCTTGACGGACGGGGCCTGAAGATGGCCGGCGTCGAGATCACTCCGCTGGTGTTCCGCAACATCGATCCTGCGATAGTCGGGCGTTGCTTCGAGATCACCGTGATGGACAGGGCAAGCTCCGGTCGGGAAGTTCACGAAGTCCAAGCTGCCGTCACTGAGGACGGCAAGGTAACAGCGGTCGCAGTTGCTCGCCCTGGTCGGGTACTCGATATATAAGGAGTTGAAATGAGCCACACCACAAAGTTGCAGGGCATAGAGATCGTGGACGAAGCGGCCCTGGTGCAAGCCATCAACGACCTCAAGGCCAAGGGGCTGGCGGTTGAGGTTGTCCGCAACGCCGTTCCCCGGATGTACTATGCCGACCAGCACGGCAAGTGCCCCATCGTCATGAGGATCAAGGATGGGAAGTATGACGTGGGCTTCGACCGTGTTGACGGCAAGCTCGTTCCGGTGTTCGATGAATGGCAAGGCTACGTTGCCGCGTTCGTCGGTGAACCCGTCGCCCTCGATGAAAAGATCACCAAGGAAGAGCGGGCACAGCGGGCAATTGGGAAGTTGTTGAAACGGTACGCGCGCAACGCTATGTATAGTGCTGCAACGCAACAAGGCTACCTCGTCGAGAGCGAGCATGAAGATGCTCAGGGAAACATCCATCTTCGCATTAACGTGGGGGGCTAGTCATGGCGATCATGAAGGTGACGATCAGCAAGACCGGACAGGTCGTGATCGAAGGGCAGGGGTTCAGCGGGTCATCCTGTGTGGAGGCCAGCAAGAAACTGGAAGCGTCCATTGGCGGGACCGCCAAGCGCACGCTAAAGTCCGACTTCTACGAGACCGAAGAGACCACCCAGCAGCACCAGACGCTACGCTGGTAACAGGAGGCTACGATGATCCAAGTGCTTACAATCGGCAGCGCCGGGGAGGTATCTGGACTTCGGATGCCCTGCGGCATGGGGATTGATCTGCGGTCCTTCGGCCGCATCCAGGTCAACCGTGTGAGCGACATCATGTTCGATGCAGCCGTGCAACTCTATTACGTCAAGTTCGTCGCCGGCCCGCTCAAGGGTGAGACCCTTGGGACGCTGATCTGGCACAACGCCTTCGGCCAGGACATCCCCGATGGGCTTACCTGTATTGGAGGCAACCTCTATTTCGACAGCTATGAGGATGCGGTCGATGCTGAGGTAGAAGTCCTGATCCATCTTCGGATGCAGGGGGTGTTCTGAAACCGGTTTCATCCGCTGGCTACTACCAGTTGATTCTGACACACTATAGGTAGAAACCACCACAAGCCACTGACAAACCTTGCAATCCACTCTATGTGGCACCACGTAATCCTGGCCTGTCGATCTAGGGACTTTTCTAGGTGAACAGGTCAGGAAGATCGGAGGGAAATGGGCCTTGACATTCGGCGCCCACCCGATCAATGCTTTGGGCAAGGCGAAAAGCCATGACGAGTTCGATTGCAATGCAACAGAAAACCGCCAGCGGGGCATCAAAGCCCTTGCCATGTACGGACGACGGCCCTCAAACCGAGGCTCGGTCGTCTCCGCTATATGATGGATCACGAGCCAAGTACGGGCCGATTGCTAGGCATCTTAAAGACCTCCGTAACAAGGTCGATCTATCGCGTTTGATTACTAGCGGCAAAGCCATGGTTGCCCTTTCGACTGAGGGGCGCCTTACCGGTGATCATATCAAAATCCTTCAGGTCCTCGACCGCATGACCACACAGTGGGGCCGCGAGTACGTCGAGATCACCCGTGAAGAGTTCATGAATGGCTTCGTGCCCCTGGGAAAGGGCATTGAAAGCAAAACCCTCACCTTCGGGAAGTCCCTTCGGACTTTCGTAAGACGCATTAGTGAACTCGAAGAGATGGGGTTGATCATTACCTCCCATCCGCCGGGTTGCATGAAGCGTTACAGCGTGAATTACGCTGCGATGGGGGGTGATACCATGGGCTGCAAGGAACCTAAGCCACCGAAGAGCCGATCAGAGGCGCGGATTGACCCGTTCCAGGAACCGCCGAGGGAGCGTGCAAGCAGGGCAGCAGCCCAGGCCAAGGCAAAGGAAGCGCGCAAGGAAGAGGAAGCGGCTGCTCCTGCTGCTCCCGCTTACCAGAAGGAAGAGGCCACCATCCCACCCGACGTGAAGTGCTTTGTGAACAAGCTGGCAGAGACTTGGCAGCGGGCCTTCGATGAGACCTACGGCAAGCTCGGGGAAACCAGCCTGCCTTGGACCGACCCTATCCGGCGCAAGTATGGCATCACCTTGTCAGAATTTTCGGATGAAGGCAAAAATGAGTTCGCCGAGGCAATGGAGTGGTCAGTCCGTGAATGGGTAGCCATCCGTGCAAAGGCATGGGCACACAAGGGCGAGACGAAGTGCCCACTTCTACCATCGGAAAGTTGGTTCCATCGTTTCAGTGACGGCTATATACGCAACTATCGCGATGGTTTGCTGATTAACGATTTGCCACGAGAGCTTAGGACGAGGTATAACGACTTGAAGCTGGCCGGGAAGAGTGAACTTGAGATCAATATCCTCATGGCTGAAGAGGCCGCTTCCAAGGAGCGTGGCACCTTAAACGCTGAGACCATCCAAGTCGTGAGGGAAGAGCGGTTTCTTGCCGAAGCGGCACGCCAAGACACGGCACGAATGCTTCATCAATCGGCAGGCACTCGACGCCCTAATAAACCACCGAAGGGGCCACTGGTCATGACGGATGTCAAAGTTGACTTTTCTATAAAACCCGGAGAGGTACGATGACCATATCGGAAAGTCACCAGCGTTCTCTGATGCGAGCGGGCATCGGGCAACGCTATATCAGGAAAGAGTTTGCCGACCTGAAAGATGGGGATAGATATAGCCAGGAAACCGACGTATTGGATGCCACACAGATAAAGAATGGTAAGGGCATCCTCTTCGTTGGAGGCCCTAGCGTCACAGCAGATACTGTATTCTATCTAGCGGCAAAGCGTATGCACTTGTCTGGTATTGGCTGTCGTGTTACAACTTTACCAACTCTTGTTAGAGCGGTAAGCAAAGACGCTGAAGTTCTGCATGAGTGGATGGACACATCTGCGTTATACATCGACGGTTTCTATGTGAAACGACTAGATAACACTTGCCCATTCCGTCCTTACGAAATGGTCTACGTGGAGGACTTCCTAAAAGATCGGATCAGTAAGGACCGTCCGATCTTTCTAAAATCAAGTGTCCAGGTTTCAGCTATCACTGGCTGGTGGTCAGACGACTTCGTGCAACTGGTTTCAGACGTAACCCTTACCGTGCGGGTGGACTGATGTCTCAAGGATTGGCTGCGCTTCACGCTATCTGTCGCGACGGAAACCGAGCGCAGTTTCGGCGTCTTCGCCCTGAGCTTTTCATGGAAGAGGAGCTACTTCCGTACAACCGGGTGCTCGCCTTCCTCGCTCAATACGGGCATCTTCCGTCGCTGGATACCTTGCGGGCGGAAGGCATCCGTCTGTTCCCGACCGCCGAGCCTGTTCCGGTTGTCGTTGACCGCCTTGTCCAGCGGGCTTGCTACGCCTTGGTGCGCTCCCATTGGGGGGCAATGCAAACAGCGATGTCCAATAATGATCAGGATGCTGTGACACGCATCGTTGCAGAAGTGAACCAGCAACTCCAGGTCGGACGAGTGCTCGATCAGGTTGTGGATTTACACGAAGCGTTTGCTCTTGTGTTGGAAGAGGCTGACCAAGCCCGTGAGAACGACGGCTTGACGGGGGCCACCCTTGGGTGGCCGGTGCTCGACCAAGTGACCCACGGTGCAGCCCCGGGCGATCTGATAACGATTGTGGCCCGCCCACAGATTGGGAAGTCCTGGACGATGTTGAAGATGGCATTGTCCTGCTGGGAAGCTGGGCACAGCGTCTTTTTCGTTTCGATGGAGATGACCAACGTCCAAACCGCCCGGCGCGGCCTTGCCATGATGGCAAATATCAGCCCGAATGCCCTTGCTACCGGCGGACTTGACGCACGCTCAATTGAAAGCGCAGCCCGTACCATCGACATTGCCCGTAATAGCCCAGTACCCTTCCGGCTGTTGGCCGGTGACATCAAAAAGAGCGTTGATGACATCGACGCTCTGACCGCCGAGTTTGAGCCCGGCATCGTGTTCATCGACGCCAGCTACCTGTTGCGCCCCCCGGTGCGCGGTAATGGTGGTGGTAAGCGGTGGGAAGCCGCGAGTGAGGTTGCCGAAGAGATCAAATCGATGGCAATCAAGCGTAACGTGCCGGTGGTACAGTCGGTACAGTTCAATCGGTCGGCGAGCAAGGATGAGCGCGGTGGCGGACTAGAATACATCGGTCAAACCGACGCCATCGGTCAGTTGTCCTCAGTTGTCATTGGTGTGGCCGAGGGCCGCGAGCCTAATGAAGAAAACGAACGGGTATACACGATTTACAAAAATCGTAACGGACCTTGCGGAAAGTTCGCGGTTTCTTTCGAGTTTACTCCGTCCCCGACATTGGCGTATAAACCAATCTCTCAGGGTGGTATCTCTGTTGAGAATGGTGGTATTGATCTCCCCGACGTGACGTGGGGAATGCCAGGGGAAGAGCACAATGGTTTTTGATCCGACCCCCAAGTTCGCCTTCCCTAAGATTGGGCAGGCGAACGCCCCCATCCTGGTCGTGTGTGACGCCCCGAACGAGTTCGCCGCTCGCCGGGGAATGCCCCTCAGTACCCAGGAGTTGCAGACCTTCGCGGACTTGGCCACCCCCTTGGGCTTTGCCGAGGGGGACTTCCGGTTCGTCGGCCTGTGCCCCCAGGTTGCCAAGGGGGACCTCAAGTCCGAGGCCCGGAAGTGGGATCACGTCCAGCCCTACATCCAACAAATCAATGACCTGATCGCCGAGACGAATCCGGAAGTCGTCGTGACCTTCGGAGCCCTGGCTACACGGGCTATCATGGGCAAGGCCATGAAGGTGACGAAGGTATCTGGCCTTCTCCAGCACCGGGCGGACGGTGTTCGGGTGTTCCCGCTGATCAGCCCCGGCTTCATCCTTCGGGTGCCTGAGCATCGCGGGACGCTCCAGGCCGACCTGATGACGCTGTTGCGCTACCGGCGTTCCGGGTGGCAGGAAGCTGCCCCTCCTGGGAAAGACTACCAGTGGCGCATTGACATCGCGGACATCATCGCGTCAAAGCCCAAGATTATAAGCGTGGACACCGAGACCACCGGCCTGATCTGGTGGCAAGAGGGTATCCTGCCCATCACAGTCCAGATATCCGTTGCTCCTGGCGAGGCTTACGCCATTCCGGTTGACCCGGTTTACTGGCCTGAACTCAATGATCCGGTGAAGATGGCCCGTGTCCGGTCACAGTTGAAAGAGCTACTCGAAGACCAGACTATCCTAAAGGTCGGGCACAATATCAAGTTCGACGCGATGATGCTCCGCAAGTTCGGTATTGAAGTCAAGGGGTGGTATCACGACACGATGTTACTGTGGGCCTTCCTTGACGAGAACGCTATGCGGAAGGACTTGGCTTCCGCCGTCAAAAAGTTTGTGCCAGAGATGGCTGGTTATTCCGATGTCTTCGACGCCAAGACTGACAAGTCTCGGATGCGTGAAGTTCCCTTCGATGAGATGTTGGAGTACGGCTGTGGTGACGCGGATGCCACCCTCCGGCTCGCCAAGGTTCTGGACGCGATGATCCGCTTGCCCATCAACCGTGGGCAGCTTCGCTGCTACCGCCGTATCCAGTTCCCGGCCTTGTTGGCCTTCCTCAAGGTGGTTGAGCCCTATGGGATCAAGATTGACCTGGAACACCTGACCACCTTCACGGCCAGCATCATCAATGAAGCCGAGACCCTTGAACGGAGCCTTTGGAGCCGGATACCGGGAGCCGTCCAGCGCAAGGAAATCCGCAAAGCATTTCATTCCGGTGCCAAGACCATCGACAAGCTGATGTCCTTGACCCGGCCTGATTTCATTCGGGATGTGCTATTCTCAGACGTTGGCTTCGGCCTGAAACCCGTCCAGTTCACGGCCGGCACCGTAGACCTTGAGCCTGAACACCAGATCGCTTCCACCTCGGCCAAGACGCACATGCCGTACTTCATCACCCGTAATGACGAGGCCGGGCAGTTCTGCCGTGAATACGTGGACTTCACGAAGCTGTCAAAACTGGGTGACACCTACCTCGGTGACGCCTTCGCCAAGTATATCTGCCCAACGGATGGGGCAGTTCACCCGTTCTATAAGCTCCACAATACTAATACTCTGCGTACAAGTTCAGAATATCCCAATGGGCAGAACTTTCCCAAGCGTTCTCGGTGGGCTGCGGAGTATCAAAAGCTCTTCATCCCGCGCCCCGGGTTCACGTTCGTCGATTGCGACTTGAGCCAGATCGAACTTCGCATCGCCGCCTGGGAAGCGATGGAGCCGGAGATGCTCCGCATCTATCGGGGAGGTGGAGACATCCATACGGCCACGGCAATGGTCGTTATGCAGATCACCCTCGAAGAATGGAACGCCCTTACCCCGAAGGAAAAGAAAGCCTTTAGAACTAAGGCCAAAGCCTGCAACTTCGGGTTCATCTATGGAATGCAATGGCGTACATTCCAGGCGTATGCCTTTACGGACTACTGCGTAAACTATACAGAGAAGGAGGCCCAAGAAGCGCGCGAGTTGTTCTTCGATAACTATCCGGGCCTCGTTGCGTGGCATGCTCGCAAGAAGCGGTTCGCCCATGAGACGGGGACCTCCGTCGCGCTTCACGGGGCAACCCGGCACCTTCCGTCTATCCGGTCAACTGACCCGGCGATGGTTGCGCTCGCTGAACGCCAAGCGGTCAACGCGCCTGTCCAGCGTTTCGGTTCGGACCTCGGCCTCGCGGCCCTCGCCCGGTTCAGTGCTCAAGCCGACCCTGAGATATACCGCATCGTGGCGTTCATCCATGACGCGCTTATCATGGAAGTGCCAATCGAGATGGCGGAAGAGGGCGCTGCCTATCTGCGCTGGTCGATGGAGAGCTTTCCATTCCAAGAGTGGTTTGACCTTACCCCTCCGCTGCCTATCCTGGCAGAGCCGAGCATCGCCAACCCCGAAAAGCCGAGCCTCGGTAACATGATTGAGCGCCCGGACATTCAACCCCGTAAGCCAAGTTGGTGGAACGACGACGAGATCGGCGCTCTCAACAATCTGGCTGGACGTTTGGCCGCCTGAGGCCCATATAAGGTGAAGGCAAGTTGAAACCAGTTTCAGGGAACACAGTCATGGCTACAGAAGTTCGTCGTCGTCGCCTTGGTGGCGGCATTGGGGTTGAGACGAAGCCCCTCGAAGTTGAAGTCGAAGCGCCCGTGGTGTCCGCAGTAATGCCACCTGTTGCTACGGTCGAACAGCGGCAGCACAATCTCCCGCCTGAACTCACGGAAGCAGCCCGCAAGGCATTCCTGACCAACAGGGCTGCCGCCGCCGCCACGAAGGCTGCTGAGGTTGCCAAGGCCGCACTTGTAGCGATGATCATCCGGGGAGGCTACCCTGACTTCGAGATCGTTGTGGCCGGTGAGAATGGTGGCTTCAGGACTGTTGACATCACGATGGCCGCAAAGGAGACCGAGAAAATTGACATCGCGGCGCTGCAACGGCTGATCAGCAACGACGACTTCCTCAAGATCGTCACCGCTGCCAAGGCTACCACCGAAAAGGTCGCCGGCAAGAACGTCCTAGTGGCATCAACTAAAGTTGTCAAAGGTGAAGCCACATTGTCGATGAAGGAGCGCAAGGATGGCTAAGATACTCACCGGGAACTTCGGGGGCCAGTCTGCTCCCGTTACCCCAACCGAACCAGAAGAGCCTGGGGTGAACCTCAGCGCCTTTCTCCCGGACTTACAACCTGGGGACACTGTGATCGGCGTCGTGACCGAAGCCGAAGTGCAGACGCTGCTACAGTATCTGCACTCCCAGAAGATGATGCTGGAGATGACACACGCCTGCTACATCCGGGGAGTGACAGCAGCATCGCGGTACTTCCAGGAGAACTTGGCAAAGCCGAACCTGAAGCCGATCAATGAAGTGATCAGCGAGGCGTCCGGTTTCCTAACCGATGCCGAAGCCAAGTTGTTCTGCAAGATCAGCAATCAGGCAGACACCCTATCCGCCCTTCTGTTGTTTACCGTCAAGGAAAGGCTTGACGTACACCACTTGGTGCTTGCCTTCCGCACAAAGGGGCGTATCGTATGCGTCGGCAAACGAGCGGCTCTGCCTGGAAAGTGAGCCCGCTATGGATGGAACGCTCGACCTTTACTGCCTATACCATGTGCGCCGAAATCCTAATATGGCCGTTCCTCGCGAACCACCGAATATGAGGGCACGATGAAAGAGCGCGATGTCCATAACGTGCTTCGGGCCTTGAACATCCAGGCTCAAACACGGGTCGGGGCAAGTTGGGTGAATGCCCCTTGCCCCTTTGCGCCGTGGCGACACAAGCACGGGACTGATAGCAACCCCTCCTTCGGAGTCGTGTTCAACGACAACAAGATGTCACGCGGAAACTGCTTTTCCTGTCACTGGAAGGGTACTCTTGCCGATCTCGTGACCGAGCTTGAAAGCCTTCGGGGGGTCACATACCCGGAAGCCCTTCACAAGCTGGTCGAAGACGAGATGCTGGGGATTTCGCTGCCGGAATGGGGGGACCACATTCATGACGATGAGCCCCTCCCGGAACCGTACCCGGACGAGCTATTCGTCAACGCCTGGGACAACGCCTGGGACGTGCCGGCGGGCAGGGAATACCTGATCAATGGCCGTCCCATCGGACTTCACGAAGAGGCTGTCCGCAGCCTGGACCTTCGCTACGATCCCGACGAAAACCGCATCGTGTTTCCGGTTCGGGGGAGGGGAGGGGAGTTGTACGGGTTCTCAGGTCGGTCAATCTTTCCGAGGGCTCAGCCGAAGGTAAGAGACTACGTGGGCCTGCCAAAAAAGCATCTTATCCTTGGGTGCCATCGTTGGCAGCAAGGCAAGCCAGTGATAATGGTTGAAGGCTTGTTCGCCTATGCCCACCTTGTGTCCATTGGCACCGAACAGTTCGCCAACGTCGGGGCGGCTCTAGGCTCGGTGTTGACTGAGGAGAAGGCATCTATACTTAGGATGTTCTTTCACCGCGTCCTTCTTTTGTTTGACCCAGATGAACCGGGGTATGCTGGCATTTGGGAGCCGACGAGGGACGGCAAGCGTGACATGAAGCACGGGGCGGTCGGAAAGCTGCTCGGCCATGTCCCTGTCTCCGTCCCCCGCTACCCAGAAGGGTGCGATGACGTTGACAAGCTGCTGATCGACGAAGTTGAGGCTATGCTGGAAACGGACGACCTCATTCCACGGAAACCGGTTTCAAATCGCTTCCGGCGCACCTAGTTTTTGGACACCACCACTTGTAACTCTCAATGAGGATACATACATCGTGATCAGTCAAGAAGACGCGAAAATCTTGCATGAGCAACTGAAAACAAGCGGCGGCATCCGAATGCCAACGCCAACCGGGGACCTCTTCCTAGTTGACGCCCGAGTATTTCAGAAGGCTGGCCTGCTGATCGCATCCTCAAACGGGGGTTGTTTCCTCTGGGATTACGACCGCCCTCTCAATGCGTTTCGTCTACTGAGTGCAAAGTTCCCGCTCGGCATCGCCGAGACTGTATCCAACATCGCCAACGCTCTTGGCGCCCTGGAACAATCCTTGGAACAATCGCTCGTAGAGCCACCCCTTTTGGAATACAAGGACCCACCCGATGGCTCAGGAACTCCGTAACCGCTCCTTCGGGGGCGCCGCGCGTCCCCAAGCTCAGACACAGGCCGCACCGAAGGTTGACGACCTGTCTTGGACCGCTTCCGGCGACACCGCTCGCCAGCAGTCCGCTCAAGAGGCCGAAGCCGCCGCTGCCCGGCGTGCCCAAGCCTACCAGCCCCGGCGTTTCCGCTTGGGTGTTGGCCAGCAAGCCGACGTTATCGTCCTCGACTACAGCATCGTGCGTGTACCTGGGACTGAACTCACCTTGCAGACGCAAGGCATCCCCTCCTATCACGAACATGACCTGACCTGGGAGCCGGCCTTTGCGCGCAATCGCACGGGCAGCAACTCCAAGCAGGACATCTTCGAGGCTTGCCCAAAGCTGCAAGAAACCTGCCCGATTTGCCGTTTCCTTGGCAAAGAAAGCGGCTTCATCATGTTGGTTTCCGTTCTGGACGCCCGTGCGATCACCAGCCAGAAGACTGGTATCACGACCCCGTTCCGCCGGAACATCCTGGCCGTCAAGAACGAGCAGCAAGCCGTCATCCATCGTATCTTCGACCGTGCCGGCGGCAACCCCCGTGGCGTTCACCTCCTGATGACCCGTGATGGTCAACGGGAAGCGGCCATCGGTAAGCCCGAGTACGTTGACACCCTGACCGAGCAGCAGCTTCTGGAATACTTCAGCCACCCGGCCGAGCTTGCCGCCGATGGCAAGGTGCGGGTCGAGGCCAACGGTATGCTCCAGCCCTACCTGTACGGCTCTTTCTTGCGCCGCCCGACCGCTGCTGACATTCACCGGAAGTACCCCTTCCTGCCCGCCGTGGCCGGTAGTGTGACTGCCAACGAACGCGGTAGCTACGAGGCCCCACACAACCCCGTGGGTGGCTTCAACCACTCGGCAGGCTTCCAGGGTGCTTCACAAGTTGCCGCTGCCCAGCAGGCTGCTACGGGCACCGGTGGCGGCTTCGCGGGTCGCGCTGCCAATGCTAAACCGCCGGCACAGCCTGACCTGGACGACGAAATTCCTTTTAACTAAGGGGACACGCCATGACCACCAGCGAAAGCTGGCGTGTTGTCCCCCGCTTGCCAGAGTATGAGGCGAGCAGCTTCGGAAGGGTTATGCGGACCCCCTATAGAGCGGAGATGCCTCACGGCGGATACCGCACTTATGGGGGTCAACCCCGGTACGGAGATTTAGAGGACGGCCGCTACCACATCATTTTCAAAGGCCACTGCTATAAGGTTCATCGACTGGTTTGCGAAGCCTTCAACGGCCCGAAGCCTTTCGATGGAGCGGTAGTGATGCGCCTTGACGAAGATGAGACCAATAACCGGCCGGAGAATTTAGCTTGGGGCACACAGAAGGAAAACCTGAATGCCCCTGGTTTCATCGCTTACTGCAAGGGTCGGACTGGCGAAAATAATCCTCGCACAAAAGGGTGTCGTTAGTTTGAAACCGGTTTCAGGGGGCTATCATGACCGCCATCTTGTCGAACTATCTCTATATCCCGGTGGGTCAGTTCACCCTCCGAAGCATCGCCGAATTGCGCTCGGAACTCACCGTCGTACCACGGAACTTCGCGGCCAAGAAATTCAACCAACGCCAGCCGGTGATCAAGCTCTATGAGGACCGGATGCCCGGGTATATCGGCATTCCGAAGGCATGGGGCAGGGAGCACTTCCCAACGCTGATGGTCGAAGACCGCCGGTCGAACGGAAGTCCCATAGAATGCCCAAAGAGGCCCGATCCGAACCATCCAAGGGTCAGAGAGCCGGCCAAGCAGGCCAAGTTTATGGCCGAGTTGCTTGACGCCGCCGGTGACGCTAAGAACTTCATTGCATCTGCCTCAACCGGGAGTGGGAAGACGGTTTGCGCCCTGAACATGATCGCCGAGCTAGGCCGCACAGCCCTGATCGTTGTCCACCTTGACCGGTTGCTCGATCAGTGGGTTAAGGAGATCAAGGACAAGCTGGGCCTCACTGACGACGAGATAGGTGTCGTGCAAGGTCAGAAGTGCGACTACAAAGGTAAGAAAATCGTTGTAGCGATGTTGCAGTCGCTTTCGATGAAAGAGGACTACCCGTCAGACCTTTGGAACTACTTCGGTACAGTGGTTTTCGACGAAGTTCACAAAATCGGAAGTGAAATTTTTTCCCGGGCTGTTACCAAATTTAACGTAAGGGTGAGCGTCGGCCTGAGTGCCACTGTTCGCCGCCGTGACGGGGCCGACAAGGTGTTTCTGTATCACCTCGGGCATGTGTCCGTGCGTAGCGAAGCCGAAGCCCTTCCGATGGACGTTTACGTCATCCCGTACACCTGTCGGAAGGAGGCACCACATGATAACGCCCACAAGTCAGAAAAGCTGGAATACCTCACCAGTGACAATTACCGCAACGGGATGATCCTCGACCAGATCCTCCGAATGCACAGGACAGGCCGGCAAGCCCTGGTGGTTGGTGACAACATCGACCACCTGCATCACCTCCGGGACAGGTGCGTGGCCTATCGCATTCCTGAAGAAGACCTCGGGATGTTCACCGGCCAACTCATTGTCGATGGGAAGAGAAAGAAGGCGTCTTCTGAGCACCTAGACCGGGTGATGAAGGACAGCCAGATACTCTTTGCCACCTACCAAATGATCACCGAGGGCATCGACATCCCACGTCTCGACGCTGGTATCGATGTGACGCCACGGGCCGATGCCGAGCAGTTAATCGGCCGAACCCGTCGCCCGATGCCGGGAAAAAAGGACCCGATCTGGGTGACGTTTGAAGATAAGAGCGTCAAGAGCTTCGTCCGGGCCTTGGACTCACGCATCAAGGACTACCGGAACACAGGATGCCGTGTATTCACCATGAAGGAGCGTGGCAATGTCTGATTACTATTGGGGGCCTCTTTATAACCAAAGAAGACGAGACAAGTACAAGAACGACCTCGCCTTCCGTCTCAAAGAACGCCGTCGCGCTAAGAGCGACCAAAGGAAAAGACGGGAGAAGCAAAATGGCACTGCGGGAACGAAAAGCGCCGGTAAAAGCACCACCGGCTCGGATACTTGACGTTGAAGGGGCCGAGGGGTTCATTACCGTCAAGCGTGGTCGGTTTAACATGGGGAAACTGATCTTCGAGAAAGAAGACCTCGATACGATCACGGTCCCCTGGTTTAACGGCCCAATAGCCCGGGTTAAAATCAGCAGCAGCACTACTCGCAACCTGGGTGATTACAACTCTGTCAAGGTCGAAGTTAGCCTTGACTTACCGTGCTACGCCGTACCCGGCGAAATTGAGCACACATACAATCAGGCCGCCGATTGGGTCTGCGCCAAAATCGAGAGCGAGCTTGACGATGGAGGACAGACCAATGGCTGAGATCCGCCAGCGCACCGCACCCACAGAACCAGGACCCCTGGTCCTGCCCGATAGCCTGAAAAATCTCAAGGATGCCCTCGCCAAGCGTTGCGGTGATGGTGTCTTCGTGATGGCCGGCAACCTTCCACCCCGTAAGCACATTCCGACCGGCATTTTCGTTGCCGACATGGCGACCCTTGGCGGCATCCCGCGTGGCCTGATTACTCAGGTGCTAGGCATGCCCGCTGCTGGCAAAACCCTGCTCTCCATGCGGGCGGCAGCATCGGCACAGCGCATGTTCCCCGACATGTATGTTGCCTGCGTTGAGCCTGAAGGCACTTGGGACACGGAGTGGGCCGCTTGTCACGGTGTTGACAACAGCCGCCTGATCCTCGTCCGCCCGCCTGATGGCGAAGCCGGTGTGGATGCCACGGACGAGTTGCTGCGCTCCCGTGACGTGTCCCTGGTCATCCTTGATAGCTTGCCTGCCTTGGTTCCGAAAAAGGAAATCGAACGCTCGGCTGGCAACGACAGTATGGGTGAGCAAGCCCGTCTGATGGGCCGGTTTATCGTCAAGGCGGTCAACGCCTGCAACGAAGGTCGCCGTGCGGGTTTCCTGCCCACCCTGCTGATGATCAATCAGTACCGCATGAAGGTCGGCTTGGTGTTCGGCGACCCCCGGTCAATCCCTGGTGGCAAGGCCAAGGACTACGCCATTTCCCTGTCCCTTGAATTGAAAAAGTCCAAGGAAGTCATGGGTAAAGACAGCCAGGGCCGTGAGGTTGCTGATCACAACGATCACAGCATCGAAGTCAAGAAAACCAAAATCGGTGGCTCCATCACGGCTGGGGACTTCACCCTTTGCCGCAACCGCGATGGCAAGTTTGCAGCCGGTTTCATTGACGAAGGTGAGACCGTCAAGGGCTTCGCAAAGGACGCGGGCTTCCTGGGCGGCTCGGCCGGCAAGTACACGGTGGACGGTGCCATTGACCCGTCAACCGGTGAAGTGCTGATCTTCCGCACTCACCAGGACATCATCGACTGGTGGTATGCCAACCCGGTGGCGTTCGAGACCATGAAGACCGAATTGATCCGTCTCCAGCGGATCAAGTGCGGTTACACCAACCAATGGCTCTAAAGGAGCCTAAGTGCCTGCAAGGCAACCTGTCACCATCGCACCTCCGAGCAAAGCAGCAGGAAAAGGAGATCGCGAAGAGGACAGGGGGCCGGCAGACACCCGGGTCCGGTAACAAAACGGTGAAGGGTGATGTTCGGGTTAAGGGCGTCATGAGAATTGAAGCCAAGACCACGAAACACCTTTCATTTACCGTCACCACGGAACATATATCAAATATAACCAACGCGGTGGCTGGTACTCTTGAGATACCCTGTATGGCAATCGAATTTGGCGACGGTACTTCCTTTGTCATACTTCCGGAGAGCGCACTAGACACCATTCTTGAGATAGCGAGAACAAGATGTCCCTCCTGACCCGCGCAACTCAGAAGCTCGCTGCCGTTCAAGGGTTCGGGACCGGTCTGCCCCAGAGGGATGCCAACCGCATCCCCGAGGAGCTACTGACCAAGCTCCTGACAAAGAGCGACAACCTCCCAGAAGCCAAACGTGCGACCAATGCCGGGTCGAACATGCACGTCTCCAGCCTGATAGGGGTATGTGAACGGTCGGCGGTGCTGATGAGGCGGTTCAACGACGGGGCGCCTGTCTACAATCAGGTGAGCGGCTTCGACCGCATCGTGTGGAAGATCGGGCGTGCGGTGGAAGCCCATATCCGGGACAATATCATCCGGGCGCACGGCCCGTCGAAGGTGCTTGGCAAGTGGACCTGCCCATGCGGAGCGGCCACCTTCGAGGGGACCTTCCCGATGGACCGCCCCATATGCCCGGTATGCAAAAAAGAACGAGACATCTATCAGGAATGGGATTTGATCGATGATGAATACGGCGTCCAAGGCCATCCTGACCTTCCTCTGATATGGAGCGATGGCAGCATCATCGTTGTCGAGATCAAATCTATGAACGCGAAGGAGTGGAAGGAGTTGAAGAGCCCGAAGGGGGACCACCGGTTTCAGGCGTGCATGTATCGCCGCATCCTCCAACGCAAGGGCTACCGGGTCAACGACAAGGTCATAGTCATTGTCGCGACCAAAGACTACCAGTTCACTCGCAAGGAAAGCCCTTATAAGGAATACCAAATCGACGCGACTACCCCACAGCTTCAGGCAGAGCTAGACGGTGCGCTCGTGCTTGCTGGCCGGGTAAGGGATGCCGTTGCCAATGAGACTTTGCCACATCGGACGTGTGCCAACCCTCAACTTTCAACAGCCAAAAGTTGCTCGCAGTGTGTGCGATGCTTTAACCTGTGAGGGTACTATGTCACGCGGGAATATGTGCAAGCTCGGGATCACGCTGCCGGATGGAGTTGTAATTATGGGCATCGACCCGTCCTTAACGGCCACTGGCCTCGCTTTACTCAAGGGCAGTGATCTTGTCACCATCACTGCGTCGCCCCCTATGCCGACCAAGACCTGTCCCCGGGGGGACTTTTGCCGCCTCGCGTGGTTTAAGGAGCGGATAGGGGCAGTGCTTCGCACAGGCAACCCCCTGGTGGTCGCAATTGAGGGCTATGCCTACGGGGCCAAGTCCCAGGCACACTCGCTTGGTGAGCTTGGTGGGGTTATCCGCGTATTGCTCTTCGAGAGTGTTATCCCCAACGCCGTTGTCGTTCCGCCGAACGTACTGAAGAAGTTTGCAACGGGCACCGGCAACGCAGATAAGGGTGCCGTAAGCAAGGGGCTGTTCAAACGATGGGGAGTTGACGTTGAAAACAACAACGAGGCCGACGCATCCGGTCTGGCCCTTTTAGGGGCTGCCCTTCATTTCCCAGACGTTTTCTCATTGAAATCCGAAGTCCATGAGGCTATCTCTAGGGCATGTGAACGCTTGCCAGTCAAGTCACCGGCCTGAAACCGGTTTCAACTCGGGGCAACAAGGAGCAACCTATCATGGCCGCTAAGAAACAGCCCGATCAGGACTTGATCGGCAAATACGTCCAGTTTACCGGGTACGTCGATCTGACGATGGACCCGTTGCTGGAAGTTGGTGAACGCCTCCGCATCTTCGGTTTTTACGAACCGAATGATCCCTCTCAACCAATGGGCTTCAAAGCGCACTCTGACCGCTTCGGACCCGACGAAAAAGGCGTCATCGAGCGCATTAGCGACCCAGTGTTCCCCAAGGAGTTCGTTCTCTCCAGCGATCAAACCCCGTTCGCGAGTGAGGAAGAGTTTCCAATTCAGATTGAGGGTGAGGATAAGGTCAAAAAGGCTGCCAAGCCCAAGGCTGAGAAGGTCAAAGCCGCTACCAAGCCCAAGGCTGGAAAGGCCAAAGCTGCCGAGCCGGTCGTCACCCCGGAGCCGGAACTTGCACTTGAAACCCCTGTGGCGGCTCCTGAGCCCGCAGTTACGGTCGAACCTGTTGCGGCCGAAGTACCGGTTGCAGAACCGGAGGCCATCCCGGTACAGGAGATCAGTGAAGAGCCCACAGTTGACGCGGAAGTGGAAACCGTGAATACTCCCACCAATGTGATCGACAACGAAAGTGAGCGGATGACAAACGGAAACAGCGAACCGAAAAGCACTTGGACCCTGGCCGACGTTGTCCTTGGTGAAGAGGCGGACATCCCGGTTGAAGTCCCGGAGCCCCCCGATACCACCGATGCGGTCAAGGATGAAGGCGGCGTTTACGTCCAGCCGATTGACGCAGTTCGTGCCGCACTGGAAAGCGGCGATATGCTCAACGCGGCGATCAAGACGCACCAAGACATCGAGTTGCAGTTCTACACGCTCGGCGGTATCCTGTACGAAATCGAGCGGACTGGCTCCTACAAGGAAGAGGATAAGTACAAGGGGGCGGAAGGCTTCGTCAAATTCTGTGACGAGGCAGTCGGTTGCAGCTACCGTAGGGCAATGTACCTGATCAAACTCTACAAGCGCATTCAGGTGCTCGGACTTGACTACACCAAGCTGGCTAAGGTCGGCTGGAGCAAGGCGACCAAGTTCCTCGACCTCAATGACGAGTTGCTCAAGCTGAACTATGATGAGTTGTGCGAGATCGGCGCCCAGCTTTCCCGCCCCAACTTGGTCGTTGAGATCGGAAGGATTAAGGCGGGCGGTGTCACAGAAGACGAACAGGTTGCCAAGTTCAAGGTGGCCTTTACCGTCACGGGTGACGAGGCCGCACTGTTCAAGGGTGCCCTTGAGACCGCAGCGCCCAAGGCTGGGGTTGACGCCCTTGTTGAGAACTTCACTCGCGAGCAGATCGTCATGGTGTTCAAATACATCGTCAACGACTGGGCAAGCCTTGCCAATAGCGGCGTCGTCCGCCCGCTGGCTGATCAAATCCGTGAGATTGAACTGATCCACGACGTTCGCATCACGGCGGTCCCGATGTCCGAAGTTGAGGACGAAGATCAGGAAACCGTCAACGCATGACGATGCCGCATCGAATGGGCAAGGGGAGGCTAACACCTCCCCTTTTTTTTGGAGGGTCCGATGGATGTCGTGCGTGTTCCGATCCACCTCACCAAGAATTGTGAGCTATCCAAGGAAGCTCTGGTCGCTGCTGTGTTGAGACTTGACAAAGCAGTGGAGGGTGGGGCCTCCTCCCAGGAGTTGCAATCGATAAACAACGATTTACGCCACGCGGTGCGGACGTACAAATTTCACATGTCGTCACTTTCAACGCCGCTGGACACAAGCCACTAAAGTGCCTATATACTATAGCTTGGGGCTTGGCACTCTGAGGGACCACAACATGAAGAAAAATAACATCCGGGACTTCGAGCCTGGAATGGGGAGAGCGGTGGCCGAGCGCACCATCCTCCGCAAGCGTCTCGACAACGATGAACTCACCGGGATGGGTGTGCAAGTCGTGATCAACCCCAAAGACCCCGACGCGCCAGCCTGGATTTCTGCTGCCGAAGCGGCTGATCTCCTGGTCAAGACCGATTATGAAGCCGGTTTCAAAGGCCGGAAGCCGAAGACCCGGTGGGAGACCTGGGAAGAGGTTGCCAGGAGGGTGTCGTGGGGCAACACTATCCTCACTCAAGAGGGTGAAGACGACTACCTCAAGATGTACGAAGCTATGCTTGCCGGCACGGTGGTCATGAGTGGCCGCCATCTGCAACACGGGGACAGCCGCCAGCCAGGCCGACCGCAGGAAGTCTTTACTAATTGCAGCGTTTCTGCGACTACTTTCTTACTCTTTCGCCTTTTGCTTTCCGGCAGTGGTGTTGGGCGGGACTACAGCAGCCACATGATCGCCGTCAATTTTGACAATGCTCCACACCTCCGTTGCATCCTCAGCGAAGATCACCCTGATTATACCCCAGGCGCGGCCTATGATGGTCGGCGCGAAGCCATCCATAAATATGGGTCGCCGGGCACCAACCCCGACGTAATCTGGTTCCGCGTCCCTGACAGCCGTGAGGGCTGGGCGCAGGCAATCGAGACGTGGGAAGTGCTGGCCTTCACGAAGGCCGCCAAGAACAAGACCCTGATCCTCGACTTCTCAGACGTGCGCGAACGCAACAAGCCCATCCGGGGAATGCAGTACCGCCCGTCCTCTGGCCCCATTCCCCTGATGAACGCCATAATCAAGGCCGCCAGCCTCAAGGGGGCCGGGATTACGCCCTGGAAACAGGCGATGCTGATCGACCATTTGGTCGCCGAGTGCGTCCTCGTTGGAGGCGCCCGTCGCTCGGCGCGTATGGCCACGATGTATTGGCGTGACCCGGCCATCTTCGAGTTCATCCAATGCAAGCGGCCCATAGAATACATGGGTCTGACCGCCACTGAGGTTGCCCTTTACCGTGATCAGTTGGCTATCCTCGGTAAGCCGGCGCCAGGAACCTTCCTGTGGAGCGCCAACAACAGCGTCCTGTTTGACCAGGAAGCGTGGGGGCTGTTAGCCTTGCGGAAGGGCGAGAAGCTCTATCACAGTGCCAGCGCCCGGCACGCGCGCAAGGTATTCGACCTGATCATCTCGTGCTCCTACGGCGACGGAACCGGCGAGCCGGGTATCATCAACGTGGACAAGCTGGTGGAGAACTGGGCTGGGTGGGAGACCATCGCCAACGGTAGCTTTGCCGGGAACGACACCTACCCCATCGTCGGGGAAACCCTTCACCTGATGGCCGATCTTGCCCGCCGGGTGCGCCTCAGCCCCTACAGCATGATCGTGAACCCATGCCAGCCCGCTTGGGCGCCCGTGCTTACCCCTTATGGTATAAGCACCATGGGGGCAATCAAGATCGGGGACAAGGTTTGGTCCAAGGATGGGTGGGTGACGGTCGTGAATAAGCAGGCGACCGGCGTGAAACCTGTTTACTGGTATCGGACCAACGCGGGTGCTTTCGTCGGCACAGAAAATCACCGCGTCGTTTCTGGGGGCATCAAGATCGAGGCGGGGGAGGCGGATAGCATTGACGTGCTGGCCGGGCCTCTGGGTTCGGTTGAGCCCTTGGCCCAGTTTGTCATGGATGGTCTCATGATAGGAGACGGGACTGCACACCGGACAAGCCATGATAAGGTGTATCTCACCATCGGAGCGGGGGACCAGGACTACTTCGCTTCTGAGGTTGGGCACCTGATCATTGGTGACCATTCTGTCAAGAAAGGCAAAGCGTTCAAGGTCGAGACGACTATCGACCACGATGAGCTTCCCCACCTGCCAGAGCGTGTTATCCCGGATCGCTTTCTGTACGGAACGCCGTCTGAGGTGGCATCGTTCCTTCGTGGCCTCTTTTCAGCCAATGGATCAATCTGCGGAAGCCGGGTGACGCTCAAGACAACTTCTGCTGGTCTTGCGGCTCAGGTTCAGTGGATGCTCTCGTCTATTGGGATCGTTTCATACCGGACCACCAACAAGTCGTCGTCCGTTAAATGGGAGAATGGGGAGTACACCAGCCGCCAGTCCTACGACATCAACGTCAACGCCCATAATGCTCTGGTGTTCGCTGAGAAGATTGGCTTCATCCAGGGGTACAAAAACGAAAAGCTCGCGGCTCTTTCTCGCTGTGATGGGCCTCGCGGTCATCGGGTTAAGACCACGTTCGACATCGTTGAGCGCGATCTTATCGGTGAGGAAGAGGTATTTGACATCACGGTTGACGGACCATCGCACACCTATTGGTCCGGCGGGCACGATGTGAGCAACTGTGGCGAGGTTACCCTTTCAGTCCTGGGTGGTTTCTGTGTGCTATGTGATGTCATCCCGTACCACGCAGAAAGTCTTGATGAGGCCGAGGAAGCATTCCGTGTCGCCACGCGGGCACTGATCCGGGTCAACACCATGGACAGCGTTTACAACAACGAAGTGAGGCGCACCAACCGCATTGGTGTCGGGATGACCGGCATCTTTGAGTTCGCTGCCAAGTTTTTCAGGTGCGGCTTCATTGAGCTTATCAACCCTGATTTCACTAACCCGCACTGCCGTTCGGCCCAGTTCTGGATCACCCTGAGCAGGTTCGCTCGGGCTGTTGAAGAAGAGGCCGAGAGCTATTCCAAGGTGCTCGGGATGGCTATTCCGCACACCAACCGTACTATCAAGCCCAGTGGCACGATCAGCAAACTGTGGGGCCTTTCCGAAGGTGCCCATCTTCCTTGTCAGCGTCGGTATCTTCGCTGGGTTCAGTTCCGCTCTGATGACCCCTTGGTGGCCGAATACAAGGCCAAGGGCTACCCTGCGAAGGAACTGGTCACGTACACCGGCACGACAGTGATCGGCTTCCCAACAACCCCTGTGCTGACCACGCTGTTGCCCGACGACATGATCGTCACGGCGTCCGAGGCTACTCCGGCGCAACAGTATGCTTGGCTGCGTCTTCTTGAAAACCACTGGCTACGGGGTGGTGATCAACATGGAAACCAGTTTCAAACAGATCACTCGAACCAAATCAGCTACTCGCTAAAATACAACCCAGCCATCGTCTCCGCCGAAGACCTCAAGGAAATGCTGCTGGAGTACCAACCGGGCGTCAAAGCGTGCTCGGTCATGCCCCTCACCGAAGACCGATCGGCCTATGAATATCTCCCCGAAACCCCTGTTACCAAATCGGAGTACGAGGCCATCTCCCGTCAGATCAGCGCCAAGCTGGCAGAGGATGTTGACCGTGTCCATTTAGATTGTGCCAGTGGTGCTTGCCCCATCGACTTCAACAAGAGCTAGACATTGTTGACCAGAAGGCCTATACTCCCGGGTAGGGGTAACACCATACCCGGGAGGGTCCGATGGCTCGCAAGAAAGCTCCGGCGCCTCAACCGACAAAAGCTCGCCCAAGCCTTGTGGTAAAGTACATTGAGTTGTACGCATCGCGGGTGCGGGAGATGCAACGAACCATAGACGAGGAGGGTCTGGCAAATACACTACTACAAGAGCGGCGCCTAGCTTCAACGCTCACCGACGAGGAAGTATCTGGACGGATGTTCAACCTCTTAAAATTCGGTGAAATGTATCAGGCGTAAGGAGCAACCCCATGAGCAGACGAGCAGACCGTTATCAGTCGGAACGTGGTCGCGGCCCCAACAGGCGCGGCGCACAGCAATCCCCCGGCAAGGGGGCTGAAGAGCCGACCGAGCCCCAAGCGAAGATCGCCCCCTTCAAGCCACGGGGGGAAAACCAGATCGAATACGTCCGGTCCCTCTACGAATACCGTCTCACCTTCGCCCTTGGCCCAGCGGGTACAGGCAAATCCTACGTCGCAGCCAGCATCGCGGCGAAGCTCCTGGCAGATAAATCAGTGAAAAGCCTGATCCTCTGCCGTCCCGCCGTCGAAGCGGGGGAAGAGCACCTCGGCTTTCTGCCCGGCGATCTCAGTGAAAAGATGGCCCCCTGGACTGCACCCATCATTGACATCCTGTATCAGCGTCTCGGCAAACAGCGGGTCGATGGTATGGTGCGTGCCGGTGTTATCAAGACCATCCCATTCGCTTACATGCGCGGGTGGACACTTCAAGACGCCTTCGTGCTCCTTGACGAAGCCCAGAACACCACCCCGAGCCAGATGAAGCTCTTCCTGACCCGCATCGGTGAGGGGGCAACGGTGTCCGTCAACGGTGACACGAAGCAATCTGATATCCACTCCGAAGACAACGGCCTCGCAACGGCCATCTGGTTGGCCACTCGCTTCAACATCCCCTGCGGCGTCATCAAGTTCACCCCTGAAGACTGCGTTCGTTCGGAGATGTGCCGGGCGTGGAGCATCGCCTTCGAGGAAGATGAAGACCATATCGACAACTCACTCCCGTTCCTTCGGGCAAGTTGAAACCAGTTTCACTGAAACGACGGTTTCCGCTTGAAAAAGTCGGGATGGTGGTTACATAATGTGGGAACCGGTTACCCTCGTTACAAGGATCACCATCCATGGCTACCTTCACCATGCCTGCGGCCACTGGCGGCGGCACCATTCCCCACCCGGATGCCGTGGCTGCGCTGCCCATCGGTGGGGTCATCAATGCCGTTGTAGGTACGGCGAAGACTGTGCTGGTAGCCCCGAAGGGCGCCACCTTCCTCGTTCTCCAGTCCGACAGCGGAGACTTCCGCGTCCGACAGGGTGATCATTCCGGCGGTACGGGTTCCCTTGACAGCGCCATGCCGGCCGCCGCAATCCCGGCCGCGTCCGTCTCCGATGGTTCAGCGGGCTTCCGCATTGCCTCCGGCACCAAGCTGGTCCTTCCGGCCGCTACCGTCACCGTCGTCGGCTATGCCTCGGGTTCGGCCCTGAGCTACTACTTCCTTTAGGGTGCAATCATGGCCCGCTTTAACAAACAGGCGCCCCGGCGCGCTACCGTACCGACCCCAGCAGGTCCCCGGCGCGGTGCTCACGAGATCGTGTGGCGGGCAACTTCAAGCCTCACCCCCTATCTTCGGAACAGCCGTACCCACACCCCTCAGCAGGTGGATAAAATCGTCAACTCGATCAACACGTTTGGGTTTAACAACCCCATCCTTATTGACGAGAAAGGCGAAATCATCGCCGGCCACGGGCGCCTAGCAGCCGCTCAACAGGCTGGATTGGCCGAAGTCCCAACGGTAACGCTGGACCACCTGACCGATGCCCAGAAGCGTGCCTACGTGATCGCGGACAACCGCATCACCGACGACGCCGGATGGAACGAGGACTTGCTGTCCATCGAGTTGAAGGCCCTCCGGGATGAGGACTTCGACTTGACCACAACCGGTTTCGAGGAAGATGAGCTTGCCGTGCTCCTTGAGGAAGACGGTCCCGGTGGTGATACCGATGCGGACGAAACCCCTGAGCCCCAGGCCGTGGTGATCTCCCGGATCGGCGAAGTGTGGCTGCTCGGGAACCACCGATTGATCTGCGGTGACAGCACCGATGCTGCTACCGTATCCACCCTTTTGGGCACCGTGAAACCACACCTAATGGTCACGGACCCGCCCTACGGCGTCAAATATGACGCTACTTGGCGCGATCACCGGAACGGGGCCTTCGGAGACGGTAAGCCGGTCATGCGCGGTGTGGTTCAGAATGATGACCGGGCAGACTGGCGCGAAGCGTGGGCCTTGTTCCCGGGCGACACCGCGTATGTCTGGCATTCCGCTCTTCACGGCCATGAGGTTGCCGAGAGCCTTGTTGCAACCGGTTTCAAACTCCGCAGCCAGATCATCTGGAAGAAACCGCACTTCACCTTGTCGCGGGGCGATTACCATTGGCAGCATGAGCCGTGTTGGTACGTCGTCCGCGAGGGGAAGAACGGGCACTACGGTGGCGACCGCACCCAATCAACCGTGTGGGACATCGCCGGCATGAACCCAGCCGGTCAGACCCGCAACGCCTGCGATGGCAAAACCAACCATAGCACTCAGAAGCCGGTCGAGTGCATGCGGAAGCCCATCGAGAACAACAGTTCACCAGGGCAAGCAATCTATGAGCCCTTCGCAGGCAGCGGTAGCACCATCATTGCTTGTGAGCAGACGGGGCGTATCTGCTTTGCCATCGAACTTGACCCGACGTATATCGATCTGATCATCCGCCGTTGGCAATCATTTAGCACCAAGGAAGCAACCCTCGAAAGCGATGGGCGCACCTTCGCTGAGGTAAGCGCCGAGCGGAGTGCGTAACATGGGACGGTTCACGAACGCCTTGCAGGGCATCAAGGACAAGAAGAAGCGCGCAAAGCCCCCTGTAGCCGTTCAGGAAGGCACCAGTGGGTATGGGAAGGACACGCAGCCTTCCCTTATGGCACCCCCAACCCCGATGGAGGCTGGCACGGCCAAGACCGTGCTCGTCCTTCCGAAGACCACCATCCCAAAAAGCGATGACCAGACCCTATGGGAAGAGCAAATGGTCGCCAAAACCGAAGTTGCGATGCTCAAGGGCTACCGAGACCCCCGGATGATGGCTCAGTTGCTCCAGATCACCGTCCCCCAGGCCGAAAAGTTCATCAAGAGGGTGCTCGCTCGCTTTGAAATCGTCGGTACGGCCCATGATCTAAAGAGGGTGCGCGGCGAAGGCTTGGCCCGTATGGCCATGTTAGAGCGCAAGTATTGGCAGATCATTGAGACTTCCAAAGACCAGAGGGCCAAGATCGTTGCGTTGCAGTCGCTCCTTGAGATCAACAAACAGCGTGATCTTTACAACGGTGTTAGCCAGAAGACCATGGAGAGTGTGTCACAACGCACCGAAGGGTCTGAGGTTCAAGCCCGGCTCGCCAAGCAGGCCCGCCTCGGGGCGATGGCAAAACAGTTGGCCGAGATCATCGCCGAACAACAACGTGACGCGACGGCAGAAAAAGTCACCGTCGTACCTGCCGATCAGAGTATCCCGCAGGATTTTGAGGAAGAAGACGATGGCTTTCAAGACGCCGACTGACCAGTCCAAGGCGCTGTGGCGGCACCTCAGGAACCAAGTGCATGACGAGATCGGAGCATCGGCTCTCGCGGCCTTGGCCCACGAGTATGGTGACGACCCCGATGCCCTGATGGAGTTCCTTGAAGCCCTTGGTGAGAGCGGGGGCGACATGGCCGCCCTCCTTACCAAGACCCATGAGCCGGTAAGCATCGACCAGTTTATCGAGGATGACTACTTCCTGGGCTACGATGCCGACCACATCTGGCCGGAGAACCGCCGGATCATTCGGGAGATCGTTGAGGACGGGTACGTGGAGGCACTGTTGATGGGGGCCATCGGTTACGGCAAGGCACAGCCTTTGTCTGCGAAGCTCCTTACCCCAAACGGGTGGATGCTTATGGCGAACATCCGTGTTGGCGACTTCGTGATTGGCAGAGACGGGAAGCCTACGGAGGTTATCGGTGTGTTCTTCCAAGGCGTCCGTAAAGTCTTCAAGGTTTCCTTTAACGACGGGGCTTCCACAAGATGCTGCGCCGAGCATTTGTGGTCTGTCCGAAGCCCTTCTGCCGCCCATACCGATGCGCCGTGGAAGACTGCATCCTTGAGCAGCTTTGTAGGTGGCGTCCGCAATAAGAACGGCCAACTCAAGTGGCATACGCCCGTAATGGACGCCGTAGAGTTCCAGGGCAATCAGTTGCCAATCGACCCTTATGTACTCGGAGTCCTTATCGGTAATGGTTCATTGAAAGACGGGGTCCGCTTTTCCTCGAATGACCAGCCAACCATTGACCGTGTTTCAGAGGCCGTCCCAGCGCCCCTCTCTGTGAAATACGTCTCCCAGTATGATTATCGGATCACGGGTCCGATGTCTGGTGGTATTGCTGGAAGTAACGAAATGCTCGCCTCTCTTAGGTCTCTAGGGCTTTTAGGGAAGGGTTCAGATGATAAGTTCATACCGCAGGAATACCTTCTTAGTTCTATAGCGTCTCGCATCGACTTGCTCCACGGCCTTATGGACACTGACGGGTGGGTTGAAGGTGCTGGAGGCTGCGGGATTCGGTATTCAAGCAATTCAAGTCGTCTAATCGACGATGTGACATTTCTTGTGCGATCTCTTGGCTGCACCACCAAGAGGACGGTGAAGGTCTCCGCGTCTGGAAAAGATCACCATCAGTTGGCCATCTGCCCTCCAGCGGGCTTCGATATGTTCTGGCTTCCTCGCAAGAAAGACGCAGTTCGTCGCTCCGGGAAGTACACGCCATCTCGAATGATCTCTTCTGTCGATCCAGACGGCTCGGAGGAGTGCATGTGCATCAAAGTAGCCGCCAAGGATCAACTATACGTCACGGATGACTTTGTTGTGACGCACAATACAACGGTCGCACAGGTCATCACGGCTTACCAGATTTACCTCCTTTCGACCGAGAAGTTCCCACAGGCCAAGTATGGCTTGCTGCCCACCTCCAGCATCGTGGTCGCGATGCTCAACAAAACGGATGACCTCTCTAAGTCAGTAACTTTCGGCGAGTTCCGCCAGATGATGGAGCAAGTACCGTATTTCAAGGAAGAGTTCCCCTTTGACCGCACCGTCAAAAGCCAGATGCACTTCCCCAACAACATTCTGGTCATGCCAAGCGCCGCTTATAGTAACAAGCTCCTCGGTATGAATATCATCGGGGGAATTATCGACGAAATGAACTTCATGGCTCAGGTTTTGAAGTCAAAACAGGCGCGTGACGGGGGGGAGTTTAACCAGGCGAAGGCCATTTATAGTACATTGGTTCGGCGCCGGAAATCCCGCTTCATGAAGACGGGCAAGGTCCCGGGATGCTTGCTGCTAGTTTCGTCAAAAGGTGGCCCAGACGACTTTCTTGAGCAACGCGCCCGCCAAGCATCGGATGAGGCCGACAAGCTGACCTATGTGGTGGACAAGCCCATCTGGGAAATCAAGCCGGCGGAGAACTACTCCGGTAAGACGTTCCGCCTTGAACTGGGAAATGAACGGTTTCAGGCTCAGGTGCTTGAAGACAGCCAGGAGCCCCGTGAGGGCGCGTTGACCATGACAGTGCCCCTGGAATACAAGGGCGACTTCACCAACGACATGGAAGGCTCCTTGCGCGACCTAGCGGGTGTTTGCACGCTGGCCCGCCGCCCCTACTTCTGGGACCGGAGCGCCATTTGGCGGATGGCTGATGACTTCAAGGAAGCGGGCAACGAGAGCCCATTCGCCGGGTTCAAGTACGAGCTATCGAAGGGCATCCCGTTACCCATCGAAGGGTACAAATGCCGCGACCCGCACATGCCCCGTGTTTGCCATATCGACTTGGGCCTGACCGGGGACTATTGCGGCCTTGCCGTGGGCTATGTCTCAGGCATTGAAATGCAAAAGGGTAGGGGTCGCAAAGGTGAGATCGTGATTGAGGAAATGCCGATAGTCACCTATGACGTGGTATTAACTATTACTCCACCCCCAGGCGGCGAAATAGAGTTCTCTCAAGTCCGTGAAATCCTGTACCTCCTTCGCGATCAGCTTGGCATCCCCATTCAATATGTTTCGTTCGATCAGTTTCAGTCAGCGGATAGCCGTCAGATCCTTCAGCGCAAGCGGTTCGTCACGTTCCACCGCTCAGTGGATGGTGAGAAGGGGCTTGAGTTCTATCGGATGTTCCGTTCGGCTGTCAATGGACACAGGGTACTCTGCCCTGACAACCCAATCGCCTTCAAGGAACTTGCGATGCTTGAGGAGGATCACGAGCATCGTTGCGTTGACCATCCAAGTAACGGCTCTAAGGATACCGCCGATGGTATGTGCGGAGTTTATGCCACCATTATGATGCGGCGCCACCTGTGGGAGCGGGGAGGGGCCAAAAATGTCACCGTCGTAACTGAGAATGCGAGTAGGAGCCAGCCGGAGGCTCTCGGCAACTCCTTTGAGGAGTTTCGGAAGGAGCTTATGCCCAACACCAAGCAGCGCCAAGAGCACCCAGCATCGAAGGAGAGGCCGAAGTCAGGCCGCCGTAGTGGTGGGCCACGGCCATCGTCAAATCGGAGATAGTCATGATCGTCCAAGAGCGAGTCATCGCAGCAGCATCGTTGCTACGCGCCGAGAAAACCTACACGGTGCATGTGATCATCATCCTGATCGACGAGTTTGATGAAGACTTGTTTCTGTGCATCCCTTACGCAGTCGTGACGGATGCCCAAGGTCCGACCACCGCTGCGGTAACTGCGCTGCAAGCAGCATCCGAACACGCCGAGAATAACAGTGACAGGCCAACGCACCTCGTCGCCTTCACCCGTGTAGTGTCCATCTATCCCGGGAAGCAGGAGAGCATCCACGTCGATCTTGACTACGATGCAATCGAGACGAACCTATCTCGACTTCCCGAGATCGACCACATCTTCCCAAAAGAGGAAGTATCGAACCCATCCGAGTGGGCGACCACGCCGTGAAAGTGCTTGTTAATTCCGTTGGAGGCCTCATATAGGTGCTACATCCAGCATAAACCGTTGCCGGAATGAAACCGGTTGCAAAATCAGGAGAGCACCATGTCCTATCTCGCCGCCCGCTTCCAGGAGCGTGGTTCTATCGGAGCCCTGTTGATTGCCATTGCGGCCATCACGGTCTCCGTTCTTTTCGTTCTGGTCGGCCACGGCGATGCCTCGCTGGGCATTACCATCGCCGCCATCTCCGGGCTGTTCGCGGTCCTGGTTCTGTTGATCCCCGAAGCCGAAAACGTCGCCGAGGACCTTTTCGACGAAATGCACGAGGCTTTCGGCGAAGTCCATGAGGCCCTCGACAACCTCCACAGTCACATCGATTCCGTGACTGAGGAAGTCGAGGAGGATGTGGTCAAGGCGGTTGAACCTGCCCCCGTGGTTGCGTCGGTTGTGGTGCCGGCGACGGTGGTAGCGGAGCCGGACGCGCCCATTAGCGCGGTTCCTACCGCCACCCCGTAATAGGTGGGTTTATCTTGAATACACTCTATCTGGCAAAATAAAGGGAAGGGGGGCTCGCGCCCCCCTTTTCTGTATCAACGACCTCGGCGGTCCAGGTGTAGCGATAGATTTCCAGCCGCTGCTGGTGTTCGACCTTCCGGCTCACCTGCTTTCCTTCCAGGTAGGCACCCTTGCCCGCGATGCCACGGGCCTGGAGTATTACTTTGGCCTTGGCGATGCGTTCTCTCTCAACTTTTACCCTAACATCCTCCAAAGGAAAAGGGGGGGCAGGATCACCCCCCAGTAGTGGTTACGGCACCAGGGTGTAAACTCGGTGGCCTTCCGCGTTGCGAATGTTGGTGATGACTGGCCGATCACCGGCTGCGTTGAAGTGGCTGATCATGCCCCGAACGGTGTGCGAAGCCAGCCCACCGAACATCTCTTGAAACTGGGCAACGCTGACCCCCGTTCCGTTGGCCTGCCGCAACGCCTCGTACACCTGCTCCTTGCGGGTAAGCCCCCGTTCCGCTGACCGAGGAGCCCGAGACGGGCGTTGTGAAACCGGTTGCCGTGACCGGGTGAATACCGCCGACGCCCAGGCATGAACGTCGAGACTTTCATCTGACGAGAGGCCAGGGACATTACCAAGGGCGAAAAGAGCCGCCACCAGGGCAGGGTTGCGACCGAACACGCTTGGTATACGAGGCGCAACTCCCGCGAGTGCCCCGGGGATGACCAAGGAAGGGCCTGCGGCCTCTGGCTGCGGTGAGCACACCGGCGCCTCGTTAGCCTCTCCAGCGGTCATCGTAGGGGCTTCCGGGGCAGGGTAGGTTTCCGCATCGACTTGAGCCCGCCAAGTGTCTATTTCCACGTCAGTGGGGAGCCCGTCAGTGGTGTCCTCGACACAAAGTACCGGGCCGAAGGCGTCTTCACCGTAGGGGGAACCGATCTCTTCATCGACCTCGGTAACGGTCGATGTAAGGGTGGCCGGGTCGATGGTGGCCAGCAACTCGGCATCGGCCGGTTCTCCGTCGAACTGCTGGTCGTGCTCCAACTGGGCGATAAACGCCCAGTTCTCATCGGTCAACTCGGCCATCGCCTGCAAGACCTCAGTCGGGGTGCTGATTGAGACCAGGGTAAGCTCGCGGGCCTCACGGGCCAGGGCGTCCTCAAGAGACACGCCTGGGGTACTTTCGATCTGGAGTGCTATGTCGGTAGGGAGAGAGAACCTGCCGCTCACGGCACGCTCGGCCATTGCGGCCTCCGCGATCAGGTCCCGAACGAGAAAAGAACCGTCGCACTCGTCGATGGCGTATTCCGTTCCGACACGCGCGCCGGAACCAAAATAGGCGCGGGCCGCGCGTGACGCCTGGAGACGGCTTGAAAAGCTGGCGTCCATCGGTGTGTCAAGGGTGAGGGTCATTGAGATAGCTCCTTAGTTTGAGACTGTGTACCTACCATGTTCGCATTAGACTAAATGCGTGAGGCTCCCGTCAAGTCCAACATTCAAGCCTCGCAATCTTTTTTGAAACCGGTTTCACCGGATCACTGGGGCTCCCGCCGTATGAGCCAACCGGCAGTCCCGCATAGTTGACAGGGCCACCTTGAAGGGGCCAGCCCACGCGGTCAGGGCCTTTTCCGCTTTGCGCCGGGCACTCATTGCCGAGCGGGCGAAGATGATACAGGTCCCGTGGGACGTATCAACAAGAAAGGGAGCAGTAACCTGATCAGAGACTGCCACCGATGGTGCTTGACGGTTCCTCATTTTCGTTCCTCTTTACAACGCGCTCAAGTGCGCGATAATACCAAGTTGGACCACATGCTGCCGGGACCTTCCGCTTTGTAAAGTCTCGCAACACCGATGCTAGTGTTTCACCACCTGTTACACGAGCGCGTGCTTCGATGATGATGGCCTGTTGAGCATCATCCTTGACGAGATTATCACCCTCACGACGCCATCCATAGGGGACCTTACCGTACACCTTGCCTGTGTGCTTTTTATGCTGTAGCACCGCCTTGGTACGCTCGCCGATGACCTCACGCTCCCACTGGGACACAGAAACCAGGAGATTTAGACAAAGCCGTCCAGAGGCTGTACGGGTGTCAAGATGCTCGGTTACAGATACGAGAGACGGACCACCTTGGTCGGGGTTGAACTTTTCCAACAACGTGGCTAGGTCCCTCACCGAACGGGTAAGCCTATCGAGCTTCACCACAACAAGACAATCTGCTTGCCCGTCTTCAATCATACGCAGGGCCTTCAGAAACCCCGGTCGATTGGTATCCTTAGCGGACAAGCCGGCGTCAACCACCGTCTCGATCAACATCATTTCGTATAGATTACAGTAGCCCGCGATGCGTGAAAGCTGGGCATCAATTGATCCACCATTTTCGGCCTGCTCTGACGTTGAAACCCGTGCGTATCCGATGGCTTTGACCATTGTCACCTCCGTTGAGTTAAGCGGTCTTGCGCCGCGTCCTAGTAGCCTCCCGCGCTTCCTCTGCCTTACGCCGGGCCTGTTCAGCGTTATAACTCGCGATCCGGGCTTCCAGCAAGAGTTTTTCTTGCAGCTTGATCTCGTGGGTCCGGGCAACCGCCGCGTTTGCTTCGGCATTCGGCTTGGTATACTCGATGGTCTCCAGGAGGGGATCATCGGACGATGCTACCCGAAACGTCGGAAGCAGTTCCCGGTATTCGATGGCATTATCGTGGGACATCCGTCCGTGGACTTCCATGAGATACCGCCCATCGGGGAGGGTATCAATGATCCGGCCATAGTAGCAGGCCGTCTTTTCAGGGTTTACCCAGTGCTTTACGAGATTGTACATAGTCTTGATCCTTACGCGGGAAGGTGCTTGTGAAGATAGATGTCAACAGCCTCCGGGATGTCCCCATCGTCTTCATCATGAAAGGCGTTAAGCCCAGTCGCATTCTGTAGCGAGCGAAGATGCCGCCTTATAGTCGCCTGTGACATGCCCGTTAGCTGCATGATGGTGTCACTTGTTGGCCACTCGTGGTACTTTTGGACCCACTCCTTGACCAGCCCGAAGATGCGGAGACGGGTGATCTGTCCCCGCATCGTTTGTTTCTTCGTTTTCATGCTGCACACTCCAACCGCCCGAGGATGTCGGCTCCGAGTTGCCGATGGTATTTCCGAAGGAGTGCAGCGGCGGCAGCTATCTGCTTCGGGGATAGTGTACGACCCTTGCTGATCTGTTCAGCAAGTGAGTTGCCGAACTTGGTGTCCAGCTTGTTGAAACCAGTTTCATTCTGCTGGCTTGCGTGGTCCGGGTCACACCCGGCCAGGGTCAGAATGCCTTGCACGACCGCCTCAGTGACCCCTGGGGCAACCACGATCTCGCGACCGCAACGCTGGGCCGCAATCTTAACCCGCTCATCTTCTGCGCGCGCTTTTGCGGCTTCAAGAGCGTCGGCACGTTCCTTACGCCCGGCTTCGATCTCGGCTTTGACCTCACCCAATGAACCCGCATTTGCTTGCGTGTTCAGGGCGGCATCGATCTCCGCCTGCTTTTCAACGATGCGAACCGCCATCCGTGCGTCAAGGCTTCCTTCAAGGACCAGATGCTGTACCAGAACGCTGGACAACTGTCCGATGCGATGCGCCCGATCTTCCTCTTGAGACACGTTGCCGGGCACCCAATCAAGTTCAACCAGGATGACGTGGCTTGAAGCGGTAAGGGTGACACCCTCACGCATTGCCGCGCTACCAATGATGACCTCGACCGCCGGGTCATTCTGGAACCGGTCAACGATCCCTTGCCGCTTTTCGGGGGGCGTGCTGCCGTCGATGACAACGCAACGCGTGCCGAAGTGCTTTGCAAGACCCTTCACCATGTCCTGGTGGTGGGCAAACACGATGACCTTTTTCGACTGCTCGACCGCCTCGTCAATGAACTCGATGGCGATGGGCAGTTTCTTGATCGCAGTCTCATGACGCCGCTTGGACATTTCAGCGAACACGACCTTTTCAGCCTCACGCAACTCCGCGACCGCCGCTTTGTATTCAGGCTCGTCAGGATTTGCACCAGATACCTTACGGGCCTTGATCAGCCGTTGAAGTTCCTGGAGCCGCTCAAAGGTAGCCAGTTCCGCCCTGACCGCTGCCATCGCATCGGGTGATGCGGGCAGTTCAACGATCTGCCTGATCTTCGCCGGTAGCTCTGATAACACATCCTTTTTCAAGCGCCGGATCATAACCGTTTCGCGTAAGAGCAACTGCAACTCGTCCAGGTTTTGACCGCCTCCGTACTTAGACTCAAATTTGCGGTAGGACCCGAACTGCCCGGGAGCGAGGAAATTGACCAGCCCATAAAGTTCTGTCGGTCGGTTAGGGGCAGGGGAGCCGGTTAAGAAGAGCTTGAACTTGCAAGGGATGGGGGCGATCAACTCACCAGCCTTGTCCTTGCCCATGACCTCAGCCGCACGCCCTGTCTTGTGATTTTTCAGGTAGTGGGCCTCGTCAACGATCAACAGGTCCCATTGAACCGCCCGGATGCTGTACCGGTGCTCTTTGAGCATGTCGAAATTGGTGATCACGATGTCCGTCGCCGGGAAGTTGCCACCGATTTGCACGCCGATGCTCAAGTCCTTGACGAGCCACCGCTTCAACTCACGTTCCCAGTTTCTCTTGATAGACGCGGGGCAAACGATCAGGACCCGCTTGATCTCCGGTTTGTTGTCAATGACCCCAATCGCCTGGGGTGTTTTGCCTAGCCCCATGTCGTCAGCAAGCAACACGCCGTTGCCCTGGTCGAACCTGTCGAGGGTCGAAGCAATGCCGCCGCCTTGGTAGGGAAAGAACTTTTTACCGTCCTTGGTGATGATTACCCGGTCAGTGCTGGTGGCCATAGAGCCTTCCAGGATAGCCTCTTGGCGGGCCGTGGTGGCCAGCAAATCCGCCCGAAGGGCAGGAGAGGCGTATTCAGCAAGGCGAGCCGCCTTGGTCTTGTCTTGGGTGAACCAGCCCTTTTGTCCGCACTTGGCACCCGTACCGTCCCAGGTAAACTCCGCCGTCTTGGGAATTGACCGGTCGGCATATTGGGTGATCGCGATGTAGAAACGTCCCTTTTGAAGTAGCTCCATCGTAGTCTCCATTGAGAATGTACAAAACGAAAGCATCACTTACATAATAAGCGCCCTTGCCCCTGTCAAGGGCTTTGAGGGTGCGTTGCAACACGCACCCCTTTGCCTCAGCCGGCCAACACTTGCCGGATAAATAGGGCCGTGGCAACCGCCTCGACCACCGCGTATGTCTCGTCCATCTTGGTCTTCACCCACGCCACCGCCTGAGCACGGGAGTGGAGGTGAGGGGCCGATGCCAAAAGGCTGTCCGCTACCTCGTCTGCTTCTGTGTGTCCCATCGTTGTTCCCCTAAAAAGTCGCCGTGAAACCGGCCATTTCGAGTTATGCCGCAACCCGCCTTGCGGTCACGCCCTGCATTGTGTAACCGCACCGCTTCAAGTTGATTGCGATACGCTCCCCATCGTCCAGCATAAGCCCGATGGTGTGGTTCAAGTGCATGATGACGATGCCCTCGTGCGCCACCTCCTTGGTGCTCCGATTGATCAGACGAACCCGATACCCTGCGACCATTTTGGCCTCCCGTTGAAAGAACCAAAGCGGGGGCCGGAGCCCCCAATGTTAAAGCGGAACCTCTCGAACGACCATCTTGTGAGTTGAAAGCCGTTCGTTGACGTGACTTCTCTCGGCCCTAAAGGGCCGGGTTTGCGCGGCCAAAAAGGCTGGTGACTTCTCTCGGCCCTAAAGGGCCGGGTTTGCGCGGCCAAAAAGTCAGATCACCCGGTAGCAACCGACCGTAAAACCACCTTGCCTTCAATTTCGATCTCGAAGTCGCCGATCTCACGTTGGCCCATCGCCTGCCATGTAAGCCCCGAAATGATGGCGGCTTCCGAAGCGTTTCCAAAGTTGCCCTCGAAAGCGATCTCGCCAAACTCGATGGCCTTTTCGTCTGTGCGCCGTACCAGTGCGCGCTTCACCGGCGCTGTCATGTCATCCTCCTAACATTCCCATCCAAGTTCCCAGTCCCAATCCTCTTCAACGACCCTTGCCGCCTTGACCGGTAGTTTTCCCGTCATGGCAACGTCGATCATACCAAGAGGCAGCCCGCAGTCCTTATAGCCACTTCGGATGTGGTTCAGGTAGCTTTCACGGGGCCGACCATCTGTCTTGGCCGTCATCATATACGTAATCACCGTGGCCTCGTAGCCCTCCCAGTCAATAACCCGAACCGTTGCCCTCCGGTATACCTCAGGGGTGCCTTCAAAGCGGTCAAGTGCTATTCCGTCAAGTTCCGCCATGTCAAACACAGCCCCGACCACCACCCCGTGTGGGGCTTTCACGATCGTTGCCTTTGCGTCCTTTGGTCTGCCCCTAAAGACCAAGGTGTAACCGTGTAGCGTAGCGGTGCCGATGTACCGAGACGATGGGCAACGCTTGTATAAACGGTCGATGCTTAGATTGCTCCCATATGCGAAATAGAGCATGGCGCCTCCTGTCTGGTGAAACCGGTTTCACTTGGATCACCAAAGCGGGGGGCCGAAGCCCCCCAATAGGTCACGCCGTAGCCCGTTTGCCCTGGATGCGGGCCGTTCCCTTAGCAAAGCTTGCAACCAACCTCATCTGGCCAGCAGCCGGCCAGCTATCCCAAACACAACTCTTGTACCGGAAGTCGTCGGTAGCAAGAAACATCGCGATCTTGTTGGAAAGGGCTTCAAGGGCCTTGGTCAAAGGCTTGTCTTCAATGCCCTCCTCACACATCTGGTAGTGGAGGCATTGGATGCTCTTGAGCGCCTGATAATGATCGATCAGTGCCCAGGCCATCGGCCGGTAGTGAAAGATCGGGACCTCAAAGTCCTTGACCCCGTAACGCCCGTTGACCGCCATTGCATTGAGCCGGTACAGCTTCCGACCCAGGTCATCCAGGTTATCACTGGTGACGGTGCTCACACCCCCGAAGGTGGTGGCCAGTTCCTTAT